TATCGGCAGCAGTGGTTATGGCGCTTGTATCGGCAGCAGTGGTTATGGCGCTTGTATCGGCAGCAGTGGTGATGACGCTGTAATAATGTGTGCAGGCAACAACAGCAAAGTTAAAGCCAAAAAAGGCAGTTGGATAACTCTTGCGGAATGGTGTTTCATAGATGATAAATGGACGCCTGTATGTGTCAAGACGGAACAGGTAGACGGCGAAAGAATAAAAGAGGACACTTTTTATCAGCTTAAAGGCGGTGAGTTCGTGGAATGCGAATAACAGCAAAAAACATACTGCGAAGCGAAACGAACGCAAAGGAAGTTGTCCTGATGATAACCACTCCCGACAGGCAGGCGGCGCAAGCCTTTATGGACTTAAAAGCTGAGGAAGTAGAGATAAAGCCGAAGAAGAAACGCCGCTCGCTTGATGCCAACGCATATATGTGGGTGCTGTGTGACAAGATTGCCAAAGTAGCAGGAACGACTAAGGAAGCGGTCTATCTTGACACTATACGAGATGTGGGAGTGTTTGATTATCTTATGGTATCAGACAAGGCGGTAGACACATTTATCGACAAGTGGAAATCAAACGGTATCGGGTGGCACGCAGAAAAGCACCACAAAGCAAAGGTGGACAACTGCACTGTAGTAATAGCCTACTATGGGAGCAGTACATACGATACAAAGCAGATGTCAAGACTGGTAGATATGATAGTTCAAATAGCAAAGGAATTGAATATTGAAACAATGACACCTGCGGAATTAAAAAGATTAAAGGAGATGTGGAAATGATTTTAACACGCGGAAAACTTGAAACAATTTTAGCATTTGAAAAAATGAAAATTCACGCAGAATTAAAAGGTGAAAGTATATCAAGAGCATACAGGCTGCATACAGAAATAAACGAGCTTAAGGAAGAAATAGCTAGATTAAAGGAGGCAATTGAGAATGATAGAAAAACTGATTAACGACGAACTGCAGAATGCAAACAAAAAATTCCCGTTGTTTTCGTCTTGGCACGAAGCATATGCGGTAATACTTGAAGAAGTGGAAGAAGCAAATAACGAAGCCGACGTAATGTGTAATTTATATCTCGACAGACTATGGCACGACATAAAGGCGAAGGCGTCAAGCGAAGCAGATAGATTTGAGGATATAGGCATATTAAGAGGGCATGCAGTTAGAGCCATTGAGGAATTAATACAGGTAGCCGCTATGTGTGACAAGGCGGCAATGAGCTTAGGAGGGGAGGGAGCAGAATGAATGCAGTAACACTTATAGGCAGACTTACAAGGGACCCTGAAGTCCGCTATACGCAGGACGAAATGGCAATTGCAAGATTTTCTATCGCGGTAGACAGATTTGTAAAAGGCGAAAAAAAAGCAGATTTTATTGATATTCTAGTTTTCGGCAAGTCAGCGGAAAACTGCGAAAAATACCTTGCTAAAGGCAGAAAGGTAGCCATAGAGGGCAGAATACAGACAGGAAGTTATACAAAAGACGACGGAACAAAGGTATACACAACAGATGTTGTTGCAAACAGGGTAGAGTTCATCGAGTGGGGCGAGAAGAAAGAAGACGACACGCCACCGGGATTTGAAGCACTGGAAGAGGAGTCGATACCATTTTAATTATGGAGGTTTAAGATGAAATGGAAAGATATACCAAACTTTGCAGGCTATCAAGTTAGCGATACAGGACTTGTGAGAACGCACAACAAAATCACGCACACAGAGAAACACGGCGATAGACATTGGAAAGACAGAGTATTGAAGTTTAAAAACGCGCCCAAAGCCAAGAGAAATCAGCCGAGAGTTGACCTTTGGAAAGACGGAAAACCGTATTCTTTCATAGTCGCAAGATTAGTAGCGTTTACATTCTTAGAAGTAGATATAAGTAATCACGACTTGACAGTAAATCATATTGACGGAGATTGGAAAAATAACAATTTGTCTAATCTAGAGCTTATAAGTTTAGCCGATAATATTAGACACGGATTTGATAATGGACTGTATACAAGCTGCAACAAGGTAAAAGTGACTAACAAGTTAACAGGGGACGTGGTGTTTTGCAGAAGTCAGTCTGAAGGCGACAGAATAATTGGTCGAAAAGAGGGATACATATCGGCAATGAAAAAACAAAATAAAAACGAAAACGAGCAGTTTAAATGGCAACAATGCGACTTCTAGGAGGTAAAAATGCAAATTAAGAAAGGAAAATACATACTCAACAGCGACAAGAGCTGTTACTGGGTAAGCGAAATAAAAACCAGTAAGCAGGGGAAGGAGTACGAGGTAATCGTAAGCGGCTATCACCGAAAGATAGCAGACCTTGCAGACAGTTTTATAGAAGGCGCTGTGAGAGGTTCAGAAGCAGAGGATATAAAAACCCTTGTAAGCGAGATAAACAACGCTGTACAGGTCGCTCAAGACCTTGTAAGAGAGGTGCAGAATGAGAGGTAAAGCAGTAAGCGGTGAGGAATATATCAGACTGTGCGAGAAACACACAGCAAGTGAGATAGCGGAGATAATGGAAGTAAGCAAAGGGTTTGTATCAAAACTACAGGCGAAACACAAAGTCAAGCCAAAAAGAGAGTGCAGCGAGTGCCACAAGCGGTTTGACCCAGTACGCAACGAAAAAATGTGTCCTGAGTGCCGAAAGACAAAGAAATATCCAAAATACGAGCCACTAATCAAGCCAAAACCATACAGAAAGCCGAGGAAATCAAAAGCATTTCAGATTGAAGCAGAAATGCGAAAACAGGGCAAAAATTATGCCAACTGGCAGAAAGAAAGGACGATTGCAGAGTATGCAAGGGTGAAGATATGACAGAAAGAACGACAGTTGACTGGAACAAAGTTCCGATTGATACACCTGTACTTGTGAGCAATAATGGCGAGAAGTGGTATCGCAGATATTTTGCAAGCGTAGATGACGAAGGTAAACCTCTGGTATTCCCAGATGGTAGAACAAGTTGGTCTAATGCGAGATGTAGTCGTATGTGGACATCTTATAAGTACATAAAATTAGCGGAGGTGGAATAATGAAACTATTTACATTAACAAGTGACAAGTTGCCCACAGAAAGTGGCGATTATGTGGTGATTACATTACGTAAGCGGATTGAGACATACCCATATAGTGGCAAACACAATGTGTTTAACGCATACGATTCTAACAGTGAAAAGGAAGCGAACAATTACGCAATACCCGTTATAGCTTGGTGCCCATTAGAGGGGTTTATGAAAGAAATAGGTTACGAGGTGGAATAATGAAATACAGAACAAAATTAGTAACAGTAGAAGCATTCAAGTATGACGGCGACTTGATGGATAAAGACGGGAATTATTATGTTCCGCAGTGGGCAGAGGAGGCGTATAAAAATGGAACACTGTTCTATGGCTGCGGAGTAGGCGGAGACGAGTTATTTATTGAGGCGACACCCGAAAGCGTTCATCGTGTCGGTGTGGGCGACTACATTGTCAGAAGTGCAACAGGCAAGATTTATCCTTGCAAACCTGACATATTTGAACAGACTTATGAAGAGGTAGGTGAGCAGGAATGAACTGGTGCGGAATATTGAATATGTGGTGTGATGATATTGATACAGAAGATATAGAGTTAATAGGGTGTGACGGTGATTGTAAGGCTTGTTTTGATAGTGAGGCAGGTGAGCAGGAGTGAAAAAACTAGATGACTGGGACAAAATGCTATTAATAATATTCGGAATATGCGTCAGCCCGTTGTTAGCACTCTTTTTTATAGCTATTGGATTGGAATATGCGTGTTTTGGCATAATACTAGCACAAGGATTCATGATGACATGCGGACCTGAAATACTGGGAATATTCGGACACCCTAGCCAGCGAGAAAAGGAATGGTCTGAAGAATTACTGGAAATAGAAAGGAAAAAGCTAGAATTTAAGAGGCGGAAAATGGAAAGAGAGGTAAAAGAAAATGACAGAGTATAACGCAATCTTGCAGCTGCAAGCCCTAAAGAACCATTGCAAAGAATTTTGCACAGACATTGAAGCGTTAGATATGGCGATAAAGGCGTTAGACCGGCAGAACGCAGACGGTTGTACAGGTTGTGCATTCGTGAGCGTAGAAGAATGGGAAATGCCGTGCGTCAGGTGCAAGAGAGGCTGCAAAGACTATTGGAGGGCAATGAATTATGACTGATAAATGCGAGGGAATGAAGATAAACGGAGAATTGCAAAGATTTTGGTCGCAGGAACTCGAAAAAGAATTCGAAAACATTAAAGTACGACATAAACCGCCTTTGAAGTGCAGAATAAAATTCTTGCTGAGAGCTAGGGGCGTGGTGGAACCATATGAAGTATTCTATACCTGCAGGCTGTTGCTGACAGATTGCAACGATAAGGAGTGCAGATTTCACAAAGGTAAAGACGCGAAAGCAAAAAAGTCTAAAGTGATTAGGATAATAAGATGACGAGGTGCGGGAATGATACCAAGAGCGAAAAAACCGAAAAAGAAAGCGATACACAGACCCGCCAAGACGCCTTTTGAATATGTCAAGGCGACAAATTATCTGAATATCGCCGCAATGGTTAGAACCTTAGCTACAGTCTACGACTGGAACAAGGAACAGATTGATGAATTTATGGAATCTCATATGGCACTCTTGCAGGAGATTTCAGACCATAGAACGAACATAAAGCGGTTTGTGGCGGACACCGAAGAACTAACTGGTGTGAATATTACAGAATTGATAGACAAGACCTGCGAGGTCATTGAAAGGAGCTGAAATGAGAAAAAGGGAACTACTACTAATAAACCCCTGCCCCAAATGCGGCGGAGAGCCCGAGAGAGTTGCAACGTGGTATGCAGATGGCAAAAACGGCTACACAAAGGAGGTCGTACGCTGTACAGTATGCGGCAAAAATGTCGCAAGAACAACTGGACAGGAAGCGGTCAAGGCGTGGAACAGATTGAGATAGGGAGGGAAAAGTGATTTATATTGGAATAGATCCGGGCAAGAATGGCGGCATTGCTGTCTTAACCCCCGAAATAGGCGGCGTTATAGCAGAAACTTATAAGTACTCAGACGATAAACTGATAGAGGTTATCAAGACAAGCGAGGGCAATGCAAGGGCGTGTGTTGAGAAAGTGGCGGCAAGACCCCATCAGGGCGTTGTGAGTATGTTCAGCTTCGGGCAGTCCTACGGAGCGATAAAGGGCATTTTACAGGCGCTAGACGTGCCGTATACGACAGTTACGCCGCAGAAGTGGAAGAAGTCCTTAAATGTCACAAAGGACAAGATGACATCAATAGACAAGGCCAAAGAACTATACCCCGGAGTTAACCTACTGGCAAGCCCACGCTGCCACAAGGACCACGACGGTATGGCTGAAGCATTGTTGATAGCCACTTATGGCTACTGGAGCGGCATATGACAGGCGAAAAGTGCATATCCTGCAATGACAGATTCCCCGGCTGTCAGGACCATTGCGAGTACGGGAGAGCAGCAAAGGCAGAGCGGCAGAAGAAAAAAGCACAGCAAGAGGATAAGCAGGAACGTGCCGCAAAGACTTATTACTTAGGCAAAAAATACAGGAGGTAGAAATGCTCGAATCCTATAGAAAAATCAACGTTGAAGAGTTCCTACGGGACTACCGTGACAATTGCGCCAAGCTGGCAGAGTTGAAAAGAGAAAAAGACTACCTGCTAGGCGCTGCAGGCGTTGACACGACAAAAGAGACAGTTAAAGGCGCGCCAAGTTCGCCGACAGAGAACACAGCGGTTGCAAGGGAGCGAATAGACCGCAAGATAGCAGCACTTGAAGAATACTTCCGGGCGTTTAATGCGGCAATGGACTTCTTAGATGACACAGACCGGCAGATAGTCCAAGAGTTCTACGTTGCCAACAACCCGACAGCCCTATCAGCTACAATGCGGCTGCAGCGATTGGGCTACAGCGACAGAGCTATCAGAGCGAAGCGAGAAAAGGCGATCAAGCGATTGTACCATTTTTTCAATTAAATCGCTGTAAAACAAAAACAGCCCCCTTTACGGGGGCTTTGTGTTTTTTTATCTAGCTTCTACGACTTCATACCATGATTCGTAGTGGCTTTCTTTTTCTGCGGCAATCACTGCCGCTTCTTTTTCAGCTTCCTCGAAGCTGTCGGCACAAACGCCGTACACCCTTGTTTTGCAGCCGCTTTCGCAGCTTCTGAAGATAACATCATAATTCATTGCTTAGCTCCTTTCTTATACCTGAAAGTCATTGTGACTTTCTCTATATTCCCGCAGGGCTTTTTTGATTAAGCCCTGCTTATTGTTTGTTTTTGCTAACATATCTAGTATGTCAGCGTCTGTTCGATAATTTAATTTTATTGTTTGATAGGTCGTGTTTGACCTATCCCACGCCGCCTTTTGGGCGTTTCGGGTTTCTTTGTCTACCATTGCGCACCTATCTCCTTTCAGTTCTTACAGTATACCATTGCAAGTATACCTTGTCTATTTCTTTATCAGCTTAATTATCTCGTCGTCCTCTATGGCTCTTGTGCCTTTATCATCAAAGACGATGTAGTAGCTGCCCTTATAGGTGCCCTCGGTTATCCACATATTGCCGTCAGATGTGGCGAATGCGGTGTATTTTATGCCGTTTTCTCTGTAGTGGTTGATTGCCTTGCCCTGCATACAGTCCATATGTCCTACAGGTACGCCAGTTGTGATTGATAGCGCCAGTACGGCGGCGAGTAGTTTTTTAATCATTTCTTTTTACCTCCATTGCTTAGCCTGTTTCGCTCTTGCTCATCAGTGCCGGACTTTTACCGGCAGACAGGGGGGCTATATCCTAACCCCTAGCCGCATACAAGTACGTTTTGCCTCGCAGAGTGTGAGCCAGTTCTCAGAGCTCATGTCTGCTATGTAGTTGGCTCTTGCTTTCATATATACCGCCTTTGCCGCGCCCTTTCTGTCTTCTAACTGTCTTAAATGTGTCATTTTACACCTCCCACGCTTCCGCTTCTTCTAATGTACGGAAGTATTTCCCGCCGCCGCAGTAGCACCAAGTCTTACCGCCGTCTATGCTGCGCCATATCTGCGCATTGTAGTTATAACCGTCTACCGGAAGCTCTAGCTTCTTTATTTCTTTCTTTTCTAACATTTTTGTTTTCTCCTTTTCATTGCTTAGCTGTTTTCGACGGTGTCCCCGTCTGTGATTACATCATAGCACCGCACCCCCGGAGCTGTCAACACTTTTTTTTAAAGTTTTTTCAAAAACCCCGCAAACCGTTGAAATTCCAACGAAAAAATTTTGAAAATGTGCCAACAGGAAGCCAAGCGGCGCGCATATAATGTATTATAATATATATAAATAAAAGTATTTCTTCTCAACTGGGTGTTTCATAGTTTTAAATTACTCCTTGAAAATTATTCGGACAGCAGCAGGCCAAAATCCTGCTGTTTTTCGTTATACCAGGGAGAGAAAGGGGGCACATATGGCAGTAATAGAATCAACGGCAGAAGTTATAGATATAACAGATACAGCCCCTAAGGGCAAGAGTAGGAAATGCAAGACAGCAGAGGAGACCGCAGCATACAAGGGGAAAAGAGGCGAGAAGTTCTCAGGCAACAACGGCAAGAGCGGCAGAGGCAGGGGAACAGGCGCAGGCAATCCTAGAGTATTCAAGAGCGGGGACGACCTGATAGACGCACAGATAGCCTACTGTAAGCATATAAGAGATATTAACTATATAGAGTATCCTACTAAGAACGGATTAGCTGAATACCTACAGATAGACCCAAAGACTATATGGTTAACTATAGAACGCTACTACCCAGGAATTAAGCGACAGTGGCAGGAGAACATAGAGCAAACGCTGATAAATGGGGTGAATGCAGGTGTTTATAACGTTCCAATGACTAAGTACATACTGGCTAACTGGTGCGGTTGGAGCGATAGGCGGGAGAACGTAACCACCGAGAAGAAGCCACAGATTGCTTCAAAGGCAGAGCTCAAAGAGGCTATAACAGCCTATCTACAGGCCCCAGTAGACGAATAAACATACAACCAACTGTATAAAAGTATCAGAATATCCCGAGGAAATACCTCGAAATATGAATAAATAGCGTATATTCACTGTATAAAGCAGCATAACAGAGTATGCATAGATACAGCATACAGACCATAAAACAGCTATAACCGTTGAAATACCAACGATTACAGGCAATACAGGCATGCAACTATTCCGAAGATAAGGATTTTCGGAATAGTTTAAACATACATATACCCTGAAGAATTTTTTTGAGGGGTATACGGGGGACTGGGGGATACCGGGGTACCGGGTAGTGAATGCCGGTATAGTCCAAGTAGTAATTATCGAATCCGAAACGACCCCCTCGTCGAAATCTTTCCCCGTAGGTAGGGTACCTCACCCGTGCAACCCAATTTCAAAACGCCCCCTACCCCAAAATAGGTGGTATATGGCAGTGTAGCTCAAAGTAGAGCAGCTGATTTGTAATCAGCAGGCTAGCGGTTCAAATCCGCTCATTGCCTCCAGCAATCCATATAATTACCTCCGAAGCATTTCGGGAAAATCCTTTTAAGTCGTGGCAGGAGACTGAAAACCCTGCCTTTTTATATGAATGAAGAACAACTGTACCGAATGATACTGCAAAACGACTACGCAGAGTATGTGCAGTATACATCAAGGGGACAATGGAAAAAGACAAAATTTCATAGATACCTGTGCGAAGCAGTACAAAGCTTCATTGAAACCGATACAGGACATGCTGCAGACATACTTGTTTTATCTGTTCCTCCGCAGCATGGCAAGCTAATAGCTGACAGTACACCTGTTTTAACAAAAGACGGGTGGAAGACACACGGCGAACTTGTTATCGGGGACTACGTGCTAAGCCATAAAGGTAAATGGGTAAAAGTCACGAACATTTTACCCAAAGACTATGCAGACAGAAAAGTAACAACAACAGACGGGGAAGAGATACTGGTCCACGCAAAGCACGAGTGGCTTGTATACGACAGATACACACACAAGGAGACTGTAAGAGAGACTGAGCACATTGAAAAGCGCGTCTGGTCCGGCAGCGAAAAAGGCGGGGGGCATAGATATAATTATATGCTGCCAAACAGGGAACCTTTAGACTGCGAGGACAAGCCTTTAGCTGTAGACCCGTATGTGTTGGGGGTGTGGCTTGGCGACGGCACAACAACGCAGGGGCAAATATGTGCTGCTGAGTGTGATAGAGTTACACTTGACACTGTGAGGACAAAATATCCTGACGGCGCAGAATGGACACACAAAGATACAGGTGTGATTACAGCAAGCTTTAAAGGGCTGTACAAAGACCTGCAGCAATACGGAATGTGTCGCTCAAAAGGTGCGGCTGAAAAGCATATTCCTGTTGAATACATAACAGCAAGCAAGAAACAGCGATTGGAACTTCTTGCAGGACTGATTGATACAGACGGGTATGCCGACCTAAAGCATAACAGAATAGTGTTTACAACATCGGGTGAAGAGCTTAAAAACACTTTCGAGGACCTTATAGCAACATTCGGTTGGAGAACAACTACCTGCGAATGCAGACCCGTACTTTCATCAAGTGGCATACAAGGGAAAAATGTGTACTGGCAGATAGGTTTCAATCCAACTGAATATATTCCTTGCAAGATTGAAAGAAAGCAGATGAACATTTTCTCGAAGCAGCGCAGGATAGCTATAAAAAGTATTGAAAAAGTGAAACCCGAACAAGGTAACTGCATTACTGTTGAGGGCGGAATTTATTGTGTTGGCAGAAAAATGATACCGACACATAACTCAGTAACCATAACAGAGAGCTTAGTGTCGTGGTATATGGGAAAGCACCCGAACCATTCCTGCATAATAGCATCATACAATACAGACTTTGCAGAAAGGTTCGGCAGGCGTAACAAAGAGAAGATAGAGCAGTACGGAGAAGCGATATTCGGCATAGGCGTCGGCGGTAAAAGCTCCAATCAGGAGTTTGAATTAGACGGGACAGCGGGCAGATGTATCTCAAGAGGTATGCTGTCGGGTATTACAGGCAACTCCGGTCACTTAATCATCATAGACGACCCTTTAAAGACGCGAGAGGAAGCATATTCACAGACCACAAGGGATAAGATATGGGAAGAATGGAGTTTCTCTATCAAATCACGTTATCAGGACAAAACCAAAGTAGTCGTGATAATGACGCGCTGGCACGATGACGACTTAGCAGGGCGGATAATCAAGAATGAAAACAACGTCACTGTAATAAACTTGCCTTTAGAAGCAGAAGAAAATGACCCGTTAGGGCGTAAAGTCGGAGATTCCCTGTGCCCTGAGCTTGGCAAAGACAACGCATGGGTAAAGGAATTCAAAGAGGGCTTCCTAAAGACCGAGGGCGGAACAATGGCGTGGAATGCTTTAATGCAGGGACACCCCACATCAGAAGACGGCAACATGCTTAAAAGGGAGTGGTGGCAGTACTACGACGAACTGCCCGAATGCGGCGACTGGCTTATGAGCGTTGACGCAGCGTTTAAAGATGGAGACGACAACGACTATGTAGCAATACAGGTATGGGGCAAACGAGACGCCAACATGTATCTTATCGACAGAGTTAAAAAGCACCTTGACTTTCCGTCCACATTAAGAGAAATAAGACGTCTGAGAGGGCTTTATCCGAAAGTAAAACAGGTACTGATAGAAGACAAGGCAAACGGTTCTGCTGCAATACAGGTTTTAAGGCGTGAAATGCATGGCGTAATAGGAATCAATCCGCAGGGCGGTAAAGTTTCAAGAGTAAACGCGGTATCGGGCGCAATCGAAAGCGGCAATGTGTGGCTTCCGAAAAACAAGGCGTGGACGCATGAGTTTGTAGACGAGTGCGCGGCATTTCCTAACGGCGTGCACGATGACGAGGTAGACTGCTGCTCACAGGCCTTAACAAGATTTATGTATTATCGCGGCAAAGTGCCGGAGATGATAAAAAAGAAGAAGACGCTATCAGATGTATTCAATATGGGTACGAAAAAAAAGAGATTAGACGTAGGAGACAGAATCAATGTTATATAGCATATCAACGCTGTTACTTTGCATGGTAATGGCTTTTTTAGTTCCGTTAGTTGTCATAAAGGCATTTATAGCAGGCTTTAAGTTTCAAAATGGAGAAGATATCCTTGTCCCTAAAAAAAAGGCTGTAAAGGTCACTGAAAGCGACCTAGAGCGCAAAAGAAAGATACTTGAAGCCAACATAGAAAAATATGACGGCACATCTACAGGACAGATAGAGGTTAAATAATGGAAACAACATCAATATGGGTTAAATACCAAAAAGGTAAAGAATTCATTAATAAGAAAGCACTCATACAGAACACGCAGAAGAACTGGAACTTTTATTTAGGCAACCAGTGGGAGGGACTTGAAAGCGGCGGCGAGAAAATGCCGATGTTCAACTTCATCAAAGGCGTTGTGAAGTACAAAGTTGCGGTTATTTCGCAAAACAAAATGGCTGCAAGGTACATAGATCCCGAAAGCCGCCCCGAATACAAGGGAATATGCGAAGCACTGAACAAAAACTTTGAGAAACTGTGGGAAAACGGCAAATTTGACGTCAAATCGTGGAATACCGTCAAAGGCGCAGCTGTAGTAGGCGACGCATATCTGTTTTGGGGCAATTCAGACGCTACAGACACACAGGTTTTGCCTAATGTAAACGTGCTTTTAGGTGACGAACAGCAGCCGGATCTACAGAAACAGCCGTACATTCTGATAATTGAGCGTCTAAGAGTAGGCGAAATCAAGAGAATGGCAAAGGAAAACGGCTTGCCGCAGGAGAAAATAGACCTTATTGTGCCGGACGAGGAAAAAGAGCTTGTCGTAGGCGATAAAACAGAGGTTCAAAACCCCGATGACGAAAAATGCCTGTCAATTCTCTATATGGACAAAGACGAAAACGGCTATGTCAGAGTAGGCAGAGCAACAAAGACGGTAGAGTATGAGCCGGTAGAGCCTTTAACGAGAAAAAATCAGCGTGGAGAGGCTACAGGAGGCTTAAAGGCATACCCGATAGTAAGTTACATATGGGAAGACGCACCGAACTCAGCAAGAGGGCTTGGAGAAGTAGAACAGCTTATTCCAAACCAGCTTGAATTAAATAAAACACTTGCAAGACGTTCAATCACAGTAAAGCAGACAGCATACCCGCGCATAGCGTATGACAGAAGTGTGATTGATAACGAAGAGGATATAAACAGAATAGGTGCTGCAATCGCGTTAAACGGCGGCGGCGCACAGTCTGTATCGCAGATGATTTCATACTTAAATGCAACATCAATGTCAGCAGACGCACAGTATCTGTCAAACGACTTGCTTGAAATAACGAGAGACCTTGCCGGTGCAGGAGACGCTGCAACAGGTAATGTAGACCCTGAGAAAGCTTCCGGCGAGGCGATCAATGCAGTAAAAGACGCTGCACAAATGCCATTAAATGAACAGGTGGCAAAATACAGCCAGTTTGTAACAGACATCGCATATGTAGCATTAAACTTATGGTTTGCATACAACAAGGATATTGTCGTTTCATATGAGGACGACTTCGGGCAGCGGCAGGAACTGCAGATAACACAGGAAGATATAAACGCACTGCAGCCGAACATCAAGATAGATGTATCCTCAGACAGCCCGTGGAGCAAGCAGGCTGAACAGCAGGAGATAAAAGAACTGTTTATGCAGGGACATATCACCTTAGAGGAATACACAGAGCTTATGCCGGACAACTCATACATTCCAAAAGCGAAACTGAAAATCATTCTTGACAAGAGAAAAAATCAGATGATGAACCAAATGCCTATGGGACAAATACCTATGGAACAGATGGAACAAATGCCAATGGGACAGGCTACAAAACAGGAAGAACTCGATGACGAAGAAGAGGCGGCCGCAATAGATGAAATGGCACTGCAGATGATGAACACAGAGGAACTTGACGATGAAGAAGAAGCCGCAGCTATAGACGAGGGTGCAATGCAGATAATGCAGGGCGAGGGCGCTGTAGACGAAAACGGCGAACTGACAGACGGAGCATTAGACGAAGACGCACTTGTAGAAAGACTGCTTGCCGAAGCAGAGGCCGCAGAATGGCAGAACAGCCGCTCAGTCAATAAAGAGCTTAAAGAAATCCTTGATAAATGCCTTGAAGAGGGGCTTATCGACAAGGAAGATTACGAAAAGGCTTTGCAGAACGGCTTATCGGAAGAAGAAATTGAATACCTAAAAAATTTACTCAGTTAATAAAGGACCTTAACAGGTCCTTTTATTATACAAATTTTAAAAAGAAGGAGACGTAAAAAATGAGCGAATATCTCGACAACATAGGCGAAGAAGAGCAGGAAGTCGCCGAACCTGCAGAAGAAGTTGTCACAGGCGAAGAAGAGCAGGAGGTCGCCGAACCTGCAGATAAGAGTGATGCCGCATTTGCGGAAATGAGACGTGAAAACGAGCGGTTAAGACTTGAAATTGCACGCAAAGATAAAGCGTTAGGGTTTTACTTTGACGGAGACAACAAGGAAGTACAGGCAATAGCACACGCTATGGGACAGGCTCCCGAAGATGTGCAGAAAGCACTTGATACTGACGCTGAGATTTCACAGTTAAGAGCAGACCTGCAGAAGGAAAGGGCAGAGAGGGCAATGGAAAAGGACCTTGCCGAAATTCAGAAGATTGATTCTAACGTCAAATCGCTTGACGACTTAGGAGAAACTTACGCCAACTACATCAGAGCAGGCTTATCGGGAGTAGAGGCATACGCCGCCATAAAGGCAAAGGAAAACCTCAACACCGAAACGCCGCCTAAGACAATAGGCAACCTTTCAACAGAGCCTGCCAAAAAAGACTTTTTCACAAGTGAAGAAGTAGACAGAATGTCTCCTTCCGAACAACTTGCAAATCACGACGCCATTATGGCAAGTATGGCCAAATGGTAAAAAGAAAGGAATAAAAAATGAGCTTTAACAACTTCAAACCTCAGATTTGGTCAAACGAGGTAATGACACAGCTTGAGAGAAAATGCGTTTTTGCAGGTCTTACAAACAGACAGTATGAGGGACAGGTAAAAAGCGCAGGCGACAGCGTAAGAATACTTGGCGTTGCAAGACCTACAATCTCACAGGCAAACGAAACAAACTTTACACTTGCAGATCCGGAAGAAGTACCAACTTCCGCTACAACTCTTAACATCAATCAGATTAGAACATTCAACTATATGGTTGGTGATATAGACCAGCAGCAGATGAAAGGCAATTTAAAGCCTGTATTATCCGGGGAGACCACAAATGCACTTGCAGAGGAAATCGACAGCTATATTGCAGGAATGGCACTCACAAAGGAAGCTAAGCTGATGAACGCTTCAGCACTTAAAATTGAAACTACAAACATCTTAACAGAGCTTGACAAGGCTTGGCAGTACCTTGTAGAGAACAACGTTCCTACATCTGAGACTATCAACGTCGTAATGTCGCCTAGATTCTGGGTGCTTTTAAAACAGAGAATCATCGACTTAGACACTGACAACTCTAAGTTAATCAAAACAGGACAGATGGCGAAATACTCAAACATGAACCTTATCATGTCAAATGCCGTTGCAACTACTAACGGCGGTGCTGTTGATAACATTATGGTTATGTCAGAAAAGGCGATTGCATATGTAAATCCGCTTACAAAGACAGAAGCCTACAGACCTGAAAAGAAAATGGCAGACGCTATTAAAGGATTCACTCTGTTTGACGCAAAAATCGTTAGACCTAAAGAACTTATCGTAATGAACGTTAAGTATGCGTAGAAAGGAGATAGAAAATGGCTAATACAAACGTGACACCTGTAAAGGTAAAAGACGTAAACACTATTTCTCCAAAACTGATAGACAACGCTGTAGCGGCAACGACTGACAGCTTTATTGTAGACGTTGCACAGTCAATGGACAAAAAGCTTGTATTCATTGCTGACAACTCAGCAAGCACATCTGCAGCCACAACAATCACAGTTAAGGCAGGAGCAAATGTGGCAGGCGTAAACGACCTTACTCTTTCCGTACCAAAAGGGGAAAAGGCATTTTTCCAGTTAGACAGCAACGCTTACATGAACGCAAGCGGCGTTAATAAAGGGAAAATCGTTATCGCAGTTAGTTCGGCAGACTGCAAACTGGCAGTAGCAGAGCTTCGATAGTTTAATGAGGGCAGTTTAATACTGCCCTCTTATTTTGTATAGGAGAAAGACCTATGACGTGGTTAGAATTAAAAAACATAATCAAAACGCTTGGTTTTGAGGAAAATTCAATATTAACAGAATATCAGGAAATAATCATAAATGCCTGCAATCTCTCAGTATCGACAATAAATGATATTGTAGTATCACGACTTCAAGGCTACTTCAAATCACAGGATAAGGATTGGGTTAAGCCGGAGATAACGCCATTTACAGCGGAAACTCCCGACGATTTTGAACTTGAGATGCCGAAACTGGTACATAAACTCGTACCGTATTTAGCCGCATATCATGTATGGCTTGACGATGACGAGCGAAAAGCAATCTACTACTACAATATGTATCAGGATATGAAAGATGAACTGGTAGGCGAATACACAAGAGCAATGAAAGCAACGATTGTTGGAGGGTATGACATATGAGCAAAATGAATGTTCCTGCCGCTCCCACACTTTATCATACATACTATAAGGAATTAAAAGGGGCTGACTTTTCAAGGGACAGAACAGAAGTTGACAGAAAGAGATCACCCGACCTTTTAAATATGATTTCTGATAACGGCGGAAACCCAATTAAAAGGCTAGGTTGGCGAAAAGTCGCAGACACATCGGGAGAGAAGATAGTAGACATATTCCATACAGGCGGCTCTTTTTATGTAATCACAGCGTCGCACCTGTTTAAGTTCAGCGAATCGTGGGTAAAAGATGACACATTCACGATAACCCACACATCAACAAACCCAAAAGGCTTTGTGTTCGGCGGAAACATATACTTTTTCTTAGGCACAAAGATAATTTACATAGACACTTCAGACACATCACACACAATAGCAGACCTCACAGGTCAATATCCTGCAGGCGAAGCAAAGATACCGAGAGTATCAATTTCAAGAAGTCCCGCAGGAAAAGACGGCACATTACTGGAAGATGTCAACATGCTTACTCCTTGGCAGTGTAACACATTCTTAGGCGACAGTACATCAAAGGACTATATCTTATCGTCTAAGAAGATATTAAGCGGCGCAGAGTATATAAAGGTCTATGTAATGGATTCGAGCGGCGAATTTCAGTTAAAGACCTATAACACAGACTATACACTGCCTGCAGCTGTAGAAACAACAGGCAAGGGCGTAAACGGAGCAAGCTATACATTTAGTGTGTGCGACGGAAAAATCACTTTCAAAGAAGCACACGCACCTGTAGTCACAGGACAGGATAATGTCAAAGTAGAGTTCATATCCTTTGACGAAAAAAACGGACTTTATAAAGACAGGCAAGGGATAACAAACCCATACGATGTTGTAACATACGGCTATTCAAAAGAGGATAGAGTATTCATCGTTTCATCGTCAGAGCGAAACAAGATATTCTACTCAGAGGTTGAAAGCGTGGCATACTTCCCTGACCTCAATTACCTCACTGTAGGTAATGTTACCGCTGCCATAGTAGGTTTTGCACGAATGAGTTCATACCTTGCGGTAATCAAAGAGGAAGTTTCAACAGATTCAACAGTCTTTCTGATAAGCGGCACAACAGTAGAGAACCTTACAGCGTTTCAGTGTACGCCTGCAAAAGCAGGTGTCGGCGGAATTGCTCAAAAGTCCATTGCAATGCTAGGCGACGAGCCGCTGTTTTTATCTCAGACAGGAGTTTGCGGCATATCCAACTACTATGTATCAAGTGAATACATAGTACGAAACAGATCATACCTGCTTGATAAGAAACTGTTAAAAGAGCCAAACCTTGATAAAGCAGTGGCTGTACAGTGGAACAGATACTATATTTTGTGCGTCAATTCACACTGTTATGTGCTAGACGGACGGAACAAGGCAAACGACAAGAACAACAACACAGACTTCTTATACGAGGGTTATTACTGGGAAGATGTCCCTGCAGTATGCTTTGCCAATATCGGAAACGAGCTGTTCTTTGGCACATCTGACGGGCGTATATGCAAGTTCAACTCAGACGTACCAAACATCACAGCGTACTGCGACAACGGCACAGCAACAATAGGTGACGCAGGAGAAATACTGCTTACAGACGGCAAAGCAATTAAATGCGTTTGGTCTACTCCGCTTGATGATGACAACTATCCACAGTACTTTAAAACGCTAAATAAGAAAGGCACACTGCTTACTCTTATGCCTTATGACAGGACAAGCGTTAAGGTACGGATAATTAAAGACGGAATAGAAGCCGCAGCACTTGAAACGGAAACATTTGATATATTCAACTGGACCTTAATCGACTTCTCACGATTTACTTTTAACGGCAACACGACAGCACAAAACGACTACTTCAACAAGAAGATCAAGAAGTATGTCAGACTTCAGATAATACTTGAAAACGAGGGCATATATGAGCCTTTCGGAATACTCGGTATAACAAAGACCTACAGCGTAGGTAATTTCTCAAAGAACAGGAGATAGAAAATGGCGTTATTAAATGCAAAGATACTGGAAACAGAACGAAATGCTGTTTATGTCAAATCTGTACCCGGTGAAAGACTGACAGGAAATGTTCAGCAGAACAAAGATGTATTTGATAAGTTCCCACAGCTCATTATGGGTAAATATAATGACCTTGTAGACTTGCTCATATCTCTTAATCTTGACAACATAACAACAGACTTATCGGACAGATACACAAAGACAGAAGCAGACGCAAAAATAACAGAAGAAACAAGCAGCCTTGTGACTAATGTAACAATTAACACCGACACAGGAGTAATCACCATTACAAAGAAAGACGGAACATCTCAATCTGTAGATACTGCACTTGAAAAAGTTCCTGCAACATTTGAATTTGTAGAGGACATAGAAAACGATAAATACTACTTAAAGATAACAAATGTTGACGGAACCACATCACAGACAGAAGTAACAAATCTGATGAACCAGTTTACATTTACTTCGGGTGATATTGTTACATTCTCACAGAGTACAAACGGCACGACAACGACAATTACAGCTTCAATTAAGGCAGGCTCTGTCGGGTTTAACGAATTAAAAGGCGAAGTCAAGGCTTATATTGACACTAAGGCGGCTGATATTTCAGCAGACAAGGAAATAGTCCTTGCGGCCAAAACAGAGGTTCTTAATGCTTCTCAGAGCGTCACAGCCAACACTACAATAGTGCTTAACGCTAAAGATGACGCTACGGCACAGGCGAACAAAGCCAAATCATACGCTGTCGGTGGCACTGGCACAAGAGAGGGCGAAGATACTGATAACGCACAGTATTATTCAAATCAGGCTAATTTAAGAGCCAATGACGCTTACAATTCGGCTGTAGCTGCAGAAGAAGCCAAAAACAAAGCACAGGAAATCGTGGGCGGCGACTACCTTGCAAAAACAGGCGACGGAAGCAATCTGACTGCGACTTTTACTGAAGCAGATTCAAGAACAAACATTGCAACAGGTGAAAAATTGTCTGTGCTTTTCGGCAAGATAAAAAAGTTCTTCGCTGACTTAAAAACAGTAGCATTTACAGGCAGTTATACTGACCTGAGCAATAAACCGACAATACCTGAAAAGAATAAAGTTTTAACTGGCTCGCTTACTGTCGCAGGGTGGACTGCTGAAACAGGCGGTTTCAAGCAGACTTTAACTATATCGGGACTTGCTACAAGCGGATACACCTATACAGTTTACCCTAATTCCGCACAGCATAAAGTATGGACAGAAGCAGGAATATATGCTGATGATGTTACAACAGCTAATCAGATAACATTCCATTGCACCGAAAAGCCTACAGTTGCAGTATCGGTAAACATAAAGAAAGAGCAGGTGGGATAATGGGAAATGTAATCAATATGATAGGCGGCGGTGAAAATGTAAATGCCGAAGTCGCTACGCAAAAAACAGATATTGAACTACTTGCAAAACAGATAGCTTCTGTACAGCTAGACTTCAACTCAACATATGTATGGGGTAAATATACAGCTTCGGGCGGTGATTTACTTGATTATGTGTATTCTACAGATAGTTCAGCATATCCCGACGGCGGCACGCAAGGTAGTTATTACTACAAGATTGTAAGACCTGCATTGACTGGCATAGCAATAACTACACAGCCTACGAAAACAGCATATGCTGTAGGCAGTAGCTTTGACGGTACAGGTATGGTAGTTACTGCAACATATGATACAGGAAAAACTAAGAAAGTTACAGACCTTACATTCTCACCGCAAACATTCAGTTCGGCAGGAACTAAAACAGTAACAATATCCTATACAGAAAACGGTGTTACAAAGACTGCGACACTAAGCGTAACTGTAATACAAGTTGGCGCTTTTGCTACATCAACTTGGGCAGAAATAAAAGCCGCTGTACAGGCAGGAATAGGCGGCTTAGATTTATCTCAATATTGGGCTGTAGGCGATACAAAACCTGTTACATTAACTACTGGGGAAACAATTGAGTTACAGATTGCAGGATTTAATCACGACACCTATTCAGACGGAGTAACTGCTCCAGTCACACTTGTGATGAAGAATTGCTTAAATACTAAGGCTCAGATGAATAGCGGCGAGGATAACACAGGTGGCTATTCTGCGTCTGCAATGAAAACTTGGGTAGAAGCTAACATCTACGACAAACTGCCTAGCGATTTAAAAGCTATAGTAGCTCCAGTTAAAAAGAAATGCTATACAACTTACAATCAAGCAACTTCATTAAGCGAAGCAAACTATAATGTATGGCTACTGGCAGAAGCAGAGGTATTTGATAGCGTTTCTTATACAATAGGTAATGGCGAGGGTACGAAGTATCCGATATTTACAGACAATGTAAACCGAGTTAAAAAAGTAAACAAATCTACCAACTACTGGTGGTTGCGTTCGGCTTATTCGAACAGTACGGCTAGCTTTATTTCCGTCAATTCGGGCGGCAACGTCAGCTACTACAGTGCGTCGATTAGTGGTGGAGTGGCAGTCGGCTTATGTGTAAGATAAGGAGGTAATTATGAGCAATAAAAAAATACTACAAGGTCATAATAAAGCCTTAGAAAGTTTAGCTACTATAGCAGGAATACCGATAGCTAAAGAGGGATTGTATTTGTGGAAGAAATGCCAAAATGATACTAACCACACATTTATAGATTATGTAGTATCAGACAATGAAAATGCTTATCCAGATAGAGCTGTTCATACTGATGGGTATTATTATGAAAAAACTAAAGAAGGCATAACAGCTGAAATGTTCGGTTGTACGAGTATGGCGGTGGACACGTATACTTCGGCGGAAGATATAAGTTATAATATCATTGTACCTCATAGTTTAGGTAAGATTCCCAAACTAGTTTTAATAATTGCAAGCTCTGATGTTGGATACTTTGATGTTTATTATGCTGATAAAGGATATGTTACTCATTTATTTATATTAGAGATTACAGATTCAGAGGTAACGACATCAGCTCCAAAAGGTGTTTATGCTGCAAATTCAAAACTAGTACAAGCAAGCACTAAGTATCCTACACTTATATCAGATTATATTACCGACAGTTCTCGTCTGATTTTTGACTCAGATAAATTGCATATTAGTGTGACCGGAAACACTACATCAGGTTATTTAAAGGCGGGAGTTTCTTATAACGTTATAACAATGGCATAGAAAGGAGTGTCTAAATGCACTACAAAATAATAGAAAATAACATTATTACAACAATAGGCACTTTAAATCGTGCCAACGACAGCGTTATAGAAATAACAGAAACGGAGTATAATACTCTACTTTCAGTTATGGCAAACAAGCCTGTAGATACACTCGAATATATTTACAGGCTTTCAGCAGAAACTAATCAGTACGAGCCCTTTTCTCGTACTCACGAAGAAACAGTTGAATGGTATTTTCAAAAAGTCACAAACGGAGAAATGACTATTAATGATGTCCCCGAAACATACAGGGAAGAAGTAAAAGCTAAACTGCCAAAGCCGCCAGAGCAGAAATATACTCTTGACGAAGTGGCTACATTATTAGCAAATGAGGTGAGTGCAAAATGAAGTATACAGAATTAGTAGAGTTTTCAAGAAAAGCAAGACTTACAGCAGATGATGAAACAGCCTTAACAGGTAAAGAACTTTATCCTGTATGGTCTAGCGGAATATCAGTATCAGTAAATGACAGATACCAGTACAACGACAAATTGTACAAATGCGTACAGTCTCATACAACTCAGGCAGACTGGACACCTGACAAAACCCCTGCACTATGGGCTGTAATTGACGTAACTCACGCAGGAACTATAGAAGACCCTATTCCTGCAAGCAGAGGTATGGAATATGTCAAAGGGTTGTACTATATCGAAAACAATGTAATCTATCTGATGAATAGACAGGGTATGCAGGACGGCGAAAGCGTTGTATTACAGTATATGCCGAGCGAGTTGGTCGGGCAGTATTTTGAGATTGTCGGATAATGTGACACACTGCCACACCCAAAAATGCTATACTTAAATCGGGAGGTGGCACTATGAGTAACGCAGAAAAATTCGGACAACTACTCAGAGAGGGTATGTCAGAGCAAGACAGAAAAGACGCATACAAAGTATTAGAGATGTTTTGGGAGTACGACAGGCTCCCGAAATGGAAAAAGATAATTCACAAGATAAAACGCAGGCTTAAGTAGTCTGCGTTTTAGTTTGAAAGGATAAGTTATGGCTAAAAGCAAAAAGAACCCTCAAAACGGGCTGATTGGCACAATTAACGCTGTAAAAGGTTCACTTGGTGGCAACAAACCTGCTAATGCAATTGCGAGTGCCAAAAACTCACTGGCGAATGCGGCAAACAACGCCAAAGAAGCATATCAAGAAGCACAAGGCAGAGCTGCTTCGCAACAGGCACGATTGGCAGATGAACGAGAGCAACAGCGACAGCAGGAAGAGCGAGAAAAGCAAATGCAGGAGTTTCTTAACAACTACGCACCATCTGTAGACTTTATGGGAGTTTACAACGACTATGCAAACAGAATGGGGAATATCCTGCAACAGCAGAAAGACGCACTAAGTCAGCAGACAACCTCAAAGGCAAGAAGTGCGTATGTCGCTAACGAACAGAGCAAAGCCGAGATACCAAGACTTTTATCAAACGCAGGGTTAAGCGGCGGAATTGCAGAAAAGGTAAGAGGAAACCAAGACACCTCATATCAGCAGAATATCGCAAACATACTAAGCGAGAACGCAACACAGGGAGCACAGCTTGAAAGAAACAACGCAAACCTTATAAGTGAAGCATACAAGGAAGCAATGAGCAATCAACAGGCTGTAGACAACGAGAGAGCACTTGCGGCACAGCAGTATGCAAACCAGTTAGCACTGCAGCAACAGCAGCAGGAATACGAAACAGAGCAGAGAAAACAGCAAAACCTTATGAATGAACTGCAAAATGCCGCATCTAACTACAAGAACGTCTTAGGGAAAAAAGATAAAATGGTTTCGTCAACAGCAAAACAGCTTTCAGCACTCAAGAAAGACCTTGCGGCAAGAGGTGCAGACGCGGCAACACTTGCGGCGGCTGATTCATACATCGTTGCGGCGGCTTCCGCACGATACGACCAAAAATACGGTGGTGTAAAAAATCCGTCAATGACGAAACAGGAATATTTGAACAAATACGCTTACGGCCGTATGTAGAAAGGACAAGCTATGAGCAGTAAAAAAAACGTGATACAAGACGCTTATAAATCAGGTCTATCGAACCTCTCAGGCAGTGGAGCGCTTAAAGGGTTAGGGCTTGCAAGTCTTGTAACAAAGGTTAAAAGTCCTACAGACTTAACAAAATACTTAACGACAGGGGCAAACCTGATTAATACGGCGGGCAAAGTGAGAAGTGCAATAGACAAGGCAAATAATGCAAGCATTAAGACAAGCGACGCAGGGGTTACCAACCCTACTGAGATACCGACAGCGGTTTATCCGACAGTCACACCAAGAGCCAACTACTCAGATATGTATAGCGCATATGAGCAAGCGATGAACGCAAGGGCAAACGCCTACAACGCTATGAGCAACGCAGAGGCAAGCGATGTTGCAAGACAGTTACAGATTATCGGAAATCAGAATAAAAACGCTCTATATGGCACTCAAAGCGTGAGAGGGCAAGATGTTTCTGAAACCTCACTTCTGCAAAACGAAATGTCAACAGGAACAACTCAAAGCGGCGTAAGGTCTGCTTATGATACAGCTATGAGAGAAGTCGGAATGTCAAAAGACCAAAACCTTGCAGAAACAGACAGGCTTATGGGGAATCAGCAGGTAAATTACGAAAACCAAAGGCAAGAGCTTGCAAACCAGTACCTAAGAGATGTTGACGACTTCAAAAACTCTGTTGCGCACAACAAACGACTTGCAGAGGTAGACAACGAAACAGCCTTAAGGCAAATTCAAAAAGAGATGTTTGTAAACGATACATCGGAGATGAAAACCATAAAAGCATACAACAGAGCGATTAAACAGCTAAAAAAAGACGGAGATGCGACAAACGACTGGAAAATTAACTACCTAAGAGAAAAACGTGACGCACTTCAGAAAGAAGTTGACAAACAGAAACTTGCGGCACAGAAAAACGCATACAGCAAATCGCTCACCAAGTACAAATCAACAGACCAAATCGACAGAGCTATTGCGGCGATATTATCAGACGGAAACACAAGCAATGACTGGAAGCTGCCATATCTGAACAAATACCGCACAATCCTCAACAGGCAGGAAGTAGCAGCAAGGAAAGCGGCAAAAGCGGCTAAGAAAAGCAGAAGCAGAAGCAAAGGCGGCGGTGGTGGCACAGATGATAATGACAATAAAACAAACGGTGCAAACGCTATTGAAAACGCTGCAATCGAATTTGTTAATAATAATAAAGGTGTTACGGTCAACAGTGCAACGGTTGATTACTACCTTGCAACTACTGACTATAACCAAGCGCAAAAGGAAGCCTTTAAGGCTTATATGCAAAAACATGGTGCAGGATATACAAGACGGAGATAAGATAAATGGGTGTAAAATATGTAAACGGACAGGCGATTTATACCGTAGATAAAGGGACAAACCTAGACCACGAAGCCAAAATCGACATATCCAAGATTCAGAACTCTGAAAAAAGGACAAAAGCCTTAACAAAAGAATACAGCAAAGCAAGGAAGAAGTATAAGAAAAAGAAGAAGAAAGAAGCTAAACAGAAAGCCTCAAAGGAATCGGCGATCAAGAACAAGACAGGCATAACAGGCGGCGTTGCTCAAAAAGCTATGGACTACAGAAAGGAACACCCTTATAAGTCTAAACCCACAGCAGCTAAAAAGGCAAGGGCACACGCAAAGGCTATCCCAAATCAAAAACTAACTTCTAATGAGCAACTTCTTTTGCAGACACTGTCACGTACAGGTACGCCGAATGTAGTCAACAAAGGCTTAAAAAGTGCCGAAAAGACATTAAGAACGCCAAAAGCAAAGACAAATGAGTATAAAAACCTGAACAAGAGGGTAGCAAAGCAGGACGAAAAGTTTTTAAATTCCTCACCTTTTGCATATGGCTTTATGGCGGGAACTTCGCCTATTCCGCTTAAACAGACACTGGAAAAGCAGACAGGCAGGAAGATAGACACTTCCAAAGCAGAAAAAACTGTCGGCTATAAGGCAGGCTATATGGCAGGACTTGCGGGCGAATATGCTTTAACTGGCGGCGCTGCTAGAGGTGCTGTAGAGCAGAGTGTCAAGACAGCATTAAAACAGGCAGGAAAAAAGGCAGGCAAAGAAGCGGTAAAGGATATCGCCAAAGAAGCAGGCAAGAAAAATCTCGCTAAGGTAGGAAAGAAAATGCTGACAGGTGCGGCGGCGGATACCATTACAGGTGTACCGACAAATGCACTTGAAGCAGGCAAAGAAACTGCCAAAGCACCAAAAGGCGAAAAAGGAAAGACCTTTGCAAAGTCAATGGCACTTAACACAGCATTTGATGTTGGCTTAGGTGCAGGCGGAGAGGGAGCAGCAGCTTTAGTTAAATCAATAAAGAAGCGAACAGCTGAAAAAGCAGCTGCAAAAGCAGCCGAAACAGTAACGCAGACTAAGAGGGCGAAAGCACCGAGAGTACAGCCTTTACAGGAAAGACTTGCGGCAATAAGAGAAGCACGAAAAGAAGTCCCTCAGGCACCGGCAAACGCTTCAAGCATTGTCAAGAAAGCTGAACAGCGAAAAGTACAGCAGGTAGCGGCAGCTAAAAGCGGAAACATTGACAGGGCGTGGGACGAAATAAACGAAGCCAAGAATTACATAGACAGCGCAAAAGCAGAGTATAATCGCCTTAGAGAGGAGCGAATTAACTCACTTGAAGATTATATCAAGAACTATGAAAAGAAAGGCTCAAAACGTGATTACGTGCCTGCTAATAACGAATACGGGCAGGAATATTACATACCGCAGAACTACTCACTTAATGATAAATGGTATTCTGACTACTACAAAGCTAACGGCAAAGCGCCTGCGAAGAAAGACGCAAGAGCAATAGCTGAAAAGCTAGTAGACGAGGGCGCGGTTTATAAAGACAGTGAGTTCTTTGACGCCGATTTGTCAAACCTTAAACAGACTATAGACAGCGAGGAAACAATATACCGTTCACTTGCTCACAGCAATGACTTGTCAGACAGTCAGCTTGCAGAACTGGCAGAAAGATTCACAGACAAAGAGCTTGGCAAGAGGGTAATTGACAGATCCGCACTGGAAAAAGATTTAGGTGCTGATATTAATAGAGTAAAAGACACAACGGAAGAAAACATCAAGGAATACGGACAGTTTGTTAAAGACGGCAAACGCACCAACGTGCCACAAGCAACAGCATACGGAGACACCACGCAGGGAGCTGTCAATATCAGAAACAGCAAAGAGTTTGAGGAAGCCAAAGACGCTATCGACAAAGGCATAAACGAGGGGCTGTTTGCAAAGCACACAGAGACACAGAAAACAGCCTTATCGAGAGCAGATGAAACTATAGCCAAAGACGGACTGGACGTTGCAGCCGGAAAAGTAGCAGGTTATACCGAAAGCACAGCCAAAGTGAAAAAAGAAGTTTCTCAAGATCAGATTATGTTAGGCTATAAAGTGGCGCAGAAATATCTTGACGAGGGCAATATTGAAAAAGCTGTTGATGTTTTATCTGATACAGCAATGCTTGAAAGTGAAGCCGGTAGAGCGCTGCAGGCGGCAAGGATATTTTCTTCACTGACACCTGCAGGCAAGGTTAAATCCGTAACAAAGGTTGCTGATAAGCTAAGCAAGGAAAAGAATGTTGACATAACACTCAACAAGGAACTGCTTGAAAAGCTGTCAAAAGCTACAGACGCAGACGAAGCAGCAAGAATACAGAATGATATTGCTGTCGATATGTGGAACCAAGTGCCGCCTACCATTATGGATAAAATCAATGCGTGGAGATACACAAGTATGTTATCATCACCAAAAACACATATCCGTAACATGCTAGGCAATGCCATGTTTGTACCATTCAGAATAATATCAAACGGGCTGCAGGTGGGAATGGAAAAAGCCTTTGTAAAGGAAGCAAACAGAACAAGGGCGATATTAAACCCTGCAACAGACAAAAATCTTATAAAAATGGGAGCGGAAGATTACAAAAAAGTAGAATTCACGCTTAGAAACAATACAAAGTACATTGACACACGCAGACCTCAGGACGCAAGGGTATATAAGCTTAAACCTTTAGAGGGTGCAAGAAAGTTCGTGTCGTGGTCTCTTGATGCAGAGGACGGATTGTTTATGAAGTACCACTACTCAAGAGCATATGCAAGGTATCTGAAAGCACAGAAAATCAAAGGAAAAGTTCCTGCAGAGGTGGCGGAAAAAGCAAGAGCCTTTGCTTCACAGGAAGCCTTAGAGGGAACATACAGAGACGCAAATGCATTATCTGATTTTCTCAACAATACAAGGAAATCGTGGGCGAACGCAGATAATAAAGTGTTGGCAAAACTCAGCACAATGATGTTAGATACCACAGTACCTTTTGTAAAAACTCCTGCCAACATCTTAAAGCAAGGTGTGAGATATTCACCTTTAGGGCTTGCTGAAGGTCTTGTAAGAACAGGAATATATGGTGTTAAAAAGTCATTCAGAAGCCCTGAACAGGTAAGTAAGATTATCAAAGAAATATCAGAGGGGCTTACAGGTACAGGAGTGACAGCCTTAGGAGCATATCTTGCTTATGAGGGACTGCTTAATACCTCAATGGATACACAGAGCAAAAAAGGGCAGTACGACAAGATGTTAGGCGAGCAAGAATACTCAGTCAACATAGGCGACTATACATACACTGTAGACTGGACCATACCGGCGTCAATGCCAATGATGATAGGTGCAGAGATAGCTAAGTTTACACAGGAAAAAGGACTGTCATTTGTCGATACGCTTAACGCCATAAGTAACATTGCAGAGCCTTTATTAAATCTGTCAATGCTTAGCGGTATTGAAAACACATTCAATACAGCTTTTTCGCAGGAAAGTACATTTAAAGAGATTGCCAAAAACACAGCAGAGGGTTATGTGTCGCAATTCTTCCCAACATTACTTTCACAAATAGCTAAAACAACAACAGAAACAAGGAAATCAACGACAGCCACCAACAAATCACTAGCCGAAAGAGATATGAAAAGGTATCTTAATCAGCTCACAAACAAGATTCCGTTTGCAAATGAAAACCTTGCTGATTACATCAATCTGTGGGGCGGCAAAGAAACAAAGTATTCAAACTCGGACTATTTTGTAGCATTGTTACAGAATGTATTTTCTCCCGGCACTCTTAAAAAGAAAGAGACAACATCTGTTGATAGAGAGTTGCTATCTTTATATGACAGGCTAGATGACGATACTGCAAACACAATTATTCCGAAAAACACACCAAGCGGATATGGTGTAACTTTTGCCGGCACAGAATATCAGATGTCAGAAAAGGATCTGCAAAAATATAAAGAGACGCGAGGCAGGCAATCATATGAAGAAGTTCACAAACTTATAAATACCAGCAAATATAGAAATATGAGCGACGAAGACAAGGCGAAAGCTATAAAGGAAATCTATAGCGACGCCGGGACATATGCAAAAGAAGAATTTTTGAGGTCGAAAGGCGTGTCTGACACAGATATCCAATTCAACAAATTGCGTAAAGAAACAAAAGCAAAGTTCAACAATATGCCGTCAAATGTGACAAAAGAAGCGTATGTTGCTGTAATGAGTTCAAAAGGCAAGGCTAAAGCAGACACAGACGGAAACAGACGCATACGACAGGTTGAAGCCGAGGCATATTTAGATACACTGCCATACTCAAACAGCGTTAAGGCAGAACTATGGCAAGCCTATAACGCAGGTTGGGCGGCAAGAAATAACCCTTACAGATAGGAGAAAGAAGATGTTAACAACAACCCAAATTATCACGATTATTGGATTTATCTTTGCTTCAAATGGCTTTTGGGCGTTTCTTACAAACCGAAGTCAGCGTAAAAAAGTAAACCTTGAGCAAATGCAGACGGATATTGCTGTTCAGAAAAAATCAAACAAGGCACTACTACACGACAGGCTCACAGATGTCTGCCTTTTGTGTATACGGCGGCAGTACGTATTCCCTGATGAACTCGACAACATAGAGTATATGTTTGAGCCATATGAGGAATTGGGCGGAAACGGAACTGTTAAAAAATTAGTTAAAGACGTTAGAAAACTCCCTGTAAGGGAGTAGAAAGGAGAACAAAATGTCTAAGAAATGGTTAAAAGCTGCTCTCGTGAGGGCTGTAAAAACGATTGCACAGACAGCAGTTGCAACAATAGGCACTTCAATGGTTATCTCAGAGGTTAACTGGGTAATGGTAGCAAGTGCGTCAGTGTTAGCAGGAGTAATTTCAATCTTAACTTCTGTTGCAGGACTGCCGGAAGTGGAGGAATAATATGCGAATCAATGTACATTGTGGGCATAACGCCGCAGGTAAAGTTGCCTGCGGTGCTGTGTCTATTCTAAACGAAAGCAGAGAGAACAGAAAAGTCGGGAAAGAAGTCATCAGACTTCTGAGAATTGATAATACTGTGTATGATTGTACGGTAGATAATGCGGAAGATGTGAACAAGAACCTACAGGAGATTGTAGCAAAATGCAATGCTCACGAAGTTGACCTTGATGTTTCAATTCACTTTAACAGCGGAGCGAAAAACAAGAAAGGCAACGGTAAGGTTACTGGCACAGAAGTATGGGTTACCGAAAACAAGGGCATAAAAAGAGTTGTCGGCGAAAACATATGCAACAATATGAAACGATTAGGCTTTACGAATCGTGGGATAAAGAAAACAAGCGGACTTTATGTCCTTAATCATACAAAGGCAAAAGCAATTCTTATAGAGGTATGCTTCGTTGACGACTTAGACGACGCAAGGCTGTACCGCAAGGTAGGTTATAAGGCTGTGGCAAGAGCCATTGCGGAGGGAATTGTCGGTCACAAAATCGACGAAAGACCAAAGTATAAGGCGGTGAGGAATGTCAATATCAGAAAATCCCCTACAATCCACTCAGATAAGCTAGGAGCAATTAAAAAGGGCGAGACGATAAAAGGCATACCCGTAGAGAATAACTGGCTGAAAACGGACAGGGGATATGTAAGAATCAAAGGCCTTAAAACATACTTAAAGAGGGAGAAATAATGCTAGCAACAGATGTTTTAAAAAGGCTGAAAAGGCAAAACTTAATTCTGACTATTGCAGTATGCGTACTGCTGATTAAGAAAAGAGGCTAACCAAAATTGAGAAAGGTAGTAAAGGTATGCGAATTTATTGAGCCGGAACTAGACCAGTTCAGGGCAATATGTAATTTCGTAGGGCTTGAAAAAGAAGTATTTGAATTAAGAGCAAGAGGTTATTCATTATATGAGATGTCAGATACACTTGACGTTGATTACGATACTGTCAAGAGAACAAGCCAAAAGGTCACTCACAAAATCATAAAAGCAATTCCATACACTTAACACACTCTTAACACACACTAATCTGTACGTGATTGGTGTGTGTTTTTTTATTATGCTGTAAGCGAAAGGAGATAAAGATATGTACGGTTTTAATCCTTATACAATGCCACAAGCCCCTGTGGGCGTGGTAAACAGCAACAGAGGGGAATTAATCAGAGTAACAGGTTTTGACGGTGCTAAAGCCTATCAGATGCCCCCTAACAGCAGTGTAGCACTCTTTGACAGCAACGAGGACATATTCTACGTCAAGACTACTGACGGAGCAGGCTTTCCTACAATCAGAGCTTTTAAGTTTACTCCAATGGAAGCACAGCAGCCTGCAAGTGAATTTGTAACAAGAGATGAATTTGAGAGATTAAGGCAGGAGGTATTAAGTTATGGCAAGCAGTTTGTTTCAAACGAAGAAGCTCAGCAATCAGAGTAATATAATTTCACTGATAAAGGGCAATCCGGTGCAGGCATTAACAGGGATCTTGCAGAAAAACCCGCAGATGAAAAACACGCTAGACGCTATGATAAGGGGGAAAGACCCGAAAGAGGTCTTTTATCAGAAGTGCAGCGAAATGGGATACGATCCGGAAGACATTTTAAAACTGATACGTTAGCCGAAAGGCTTTTGTAAATAAACTCAGAAAGGGGTATTGAGATGGACAACAACTTATCACTAGCAGACATTGCAGCAGTAAGCGGCAAAGAGGGAGCAAGCGGCGGCGGACTATGGATATTCGCTTTGCTTATACTTTTACTTATCGGAGCAGGCGGCGGCGGCTTCTTTGGCGGCAGTGCAGCGTCAAATGCAATGACACAGGCTGACTTATGTATGAACTCACAGTTCCAGAACTTAAATCAGAATGTGAACGATATCGGGCAGAGACAGTTCATGCAGGCCAACGAGCACACTAAGGACATTGCCACAGCTTCGGCAGCAATGCTCACAGGCTTTGACACAGTAGGCTCTAAGATTGATAACTGCTGCTGTGAGACAAACAGAAATATCGACAGCGTAAAGTTCGATATGGCTAACTATGTAGCCTCAATTAATGCTACGTCTACAGCCAACGCACAGAAAATCTTAGATAAAATGTGCGAAAATCAGATGTCTGCAATGCAGAATGAAATTCAGACACTGAAACTGCAGCAGGCAATGTGCGGTGTCCCGAAAATCAATCCTTACGGATATGGAATTGTGCCGACATTCAGTGGCTGCGGAAATCTGACAAACATCTAGTCGAGGGGATAAAAGAGGTCTTACGGACCTCTTTTGAGAAAGGAGAAAAAAATGAGCTGTAAATCGGGAATATACACAGCAAACACTACGCAGGGTACAGCCGTTGCTAACGGCGGAATATTACCTTTAGGTAATATCATCAGACGATACGGACAGCATATCAACTTAGGCGGTAACGGTATCACTCTTACAGGTGGCGGATATTACGATGTAGACGCCACAGTAACAGTAACAGCTGCAGCGGCAGGTCCTGTGTCAGTGGCATTATATTTAAACGGCGTTGCTGTGCCGGGAGCGGTTGCTACAGTAACAGCGGCAGCAGATGGGATTGTAACACTTCCTGTTTCTGCACTGGTAAGGCTTAACGGCTGTAATGCAGAGGGAACTCTTACTCTTGTAGTCGGCGGACAGGCTGTAACCACATACAACACAGCAATGGTTGTAGAGAAGATATAAGGCGGTGATGTTATGGGCTTGAGAGATATCACAGACAAAATCTACGCCTTAGACGACAAAGAGAAAAAGGAAAAGGCTAACGACCTTTACTACAAGTCAGCACAAATGCTAAAACATCATAACCCACAGGCATATGAGCAACTTGTCAGAGAAGCAGAAAATATCTTCTATGACATTGACGAAGAAAAGGCTGTACTGATAGTCAGGAAGATGATACCTTTCGGCGAGCGGTGGACTTACGACACAGTGAAACAGTTTATCGCCACAAAAGGAATTACAGACAGGTGCATTGAATACTACTTAGCGATGAATATGGCATACAATGACTATTACGAAGTGGCGGCCAAATACGGCAATGATAATGAGGACTACTACTTTGACATAGCTAAAGCATTTGTAGATGATAAAGACGCAGTGCCGAATAAGGTTGCAAAATACTTTATGCTGACATAAAGACAAAAACCACAGTTTTACCTGTGGTTTTGTCTTATAAGAAAGGTCACATAAAAGTACTAAAAAGGTACTAAAAAATTATTTAAAACGCTTTTTTTCGCATATAATAGCCAAAATCAGCGTATTAAAAACGTTGAAATATCAATATTCATCAAAATCTATCAAATTCCAAGAGTTACTAGCTAACTAACTCTATAGTGATATTATACTGTAAATTTCAACATTTTGCAAGATACAAAGTACTAAAAAGGTACTATTCTATCATAGAAACAAACTCTTCCTGTTTGTTCGGATAAAGATGGGAATATGTAGCAAGGGCTGTTCCTGGTGTGTCTCCAAGTCTTTCAGCGACAAGCAGTATATTACAGCCAAGCTCAATCATCATAGAAGCGTGAGAATGCCTTAAGTCGTGCATTCTGATAATAGGCAAGTCCTGTTCTGCCAATGCACGTCTAAACTCATTCCTTAGTGGTGTTCTATTGGCTTTGAACAGCGTGTCAGACGGCGTCAAGCCATACCTTGCATTTATATAGTCCCTAAGTTCATCAACAAGGAAGCCGGGAATAATAACCTTGCGTATGGAATTAGGTGTTTTTGGCTTTGTAACTACTTTCCTTTGGGATATGTTTTTGTTTATGTTAATGCTTTTGTTCTCTAAATCTATATCTGCTAGCGTCAGGGCGAGACATTCCCCTAGACGCATGCCGGTATAAAACAGGGTATCAAACACAGCTTTGTATGTAAGGTTGGAAAATTTAAGCTGTTCGTATTGTTCTCGTGTAAGTATTGTATAGTTGCGTTTTTCTTTTGGTACAATATGCTTTGCAGTTCTGACGGGGTTTTCCTGCAGACCGCAAAAGGTGATCCCCCAGTTAATAATGCAGCTTAAAACTGCGGTTATATTTCTAATGGTGGTTGAAGCAAGCCCCTTTTCCTGCAGAGAGTACTGCCAGTTCTTAATCGCAAGTGGCGTCACTTCGGACGCAGAGCACTTAAAAAAACCGAGAATATGGTTGTCTGCCATAGATTTATGTTTAATGTATGTGCTTTCTTTTACCCTTGCCTTTAAGTCCACAAGATACTTGTTAACAAGGGTGTCAAAGCTAATATCGTTGTTGACAGCAGCGTGATTTTCAATAAAATCTCTTTCCCACGCAAGAGCTTCTTTTCTCAAATCAAAGCCTGACTTCTTCTTCTGCTTTCTTTCTCCCGAATAGTCTTTATAGTAGAACTTACAAAACCATTTCCCGTTTTTGTCTTTATATGCAGGCATAGTACACCTCCTTTTTACTGTATTACACTTTCAATTTCGGCATATATCTCAGTGTCGGAATACTTGTCCATTATTTTTTGCCAGTCATCACGATCAATAAAAACAAACTCCTCACTCAATTCGGCTCCAACACAATCTTGGCAGAGCAAATCATCTGCTTCGTAGTTTAGCGGATATTCGCCACCATCAGTGTAAACCTCAATGTCAATGCCACACTGAGGACATATAACATAAGCTTCTTTCGGAATTTGTGTACAAGAACATGTGAATATTAAAATCAAAACAAGCGTTAAGGTTAAAATTATTTTCTTCATTCTCAAACTCCTTTACCAACACACGCTGCAAGCGTCATATCCTGCGCTCTCAGCTTCGTAAGAACTTTCGTAATACGATAAATCGTCTTTCCCCGACACATACTGGCACCATATATGATGATATTTTGAGCCTGTACGTGTAACGTAAGCATAATTTTCTTCCGAAATAGCGTCATTGTCATAACTGTAATCAGAGTTGCTTCGCAGGTCTTGTTCGATTTCATCACGCAGCTGTTTGCTTATACATTGTCTGCACGTTGTTGTGTATGCACCCTCAGTCCTATTGTAATACAGATATATATTACGTCCACAAGTGCTACAAATAGCGTATGTATCATCTTTATCTGTAACTTTGTACAGGAAGTAACCATTTAGAACTAACGATACGATAAGTGCAACAGTCAAGAATATCAAAGCAAATTTATTGTTCGTTTTCTTTTCTTCGTTCATTTCATCACCTATAAATTATTATTATCCTATCCCTAAACCTGTCATACTCCAATTTTGCGTAATCATTCCCCCGAATAAAAATATAAGTATAGCTTCCCGGGCGTGAATAATCAAATCCCAGTACAACCATACTTTCCACATAAGTCCTTATAATTTCAGTAACGGGCAATCCGTCACAGTTCTTCGAAACCTTAATACTGTCATAAGTAATCTTACTGTATTCAGCCTTACGTCTGACAGCAGCAGGCGAAGTATTTGTGAACTCGCCAAAATTAATAATTGCGGTTTTCCCATAGCGTACTAACTGATGTATACATTCGTCATTGCAAGGCAATATGGTACTCTCTGCATACGCAGTACACCTCTGCGACATTCCCACAATAATAAATGCACTTGTCGTGAGCATTACCGTCACAACGATAAAGGACAGTATGCTTTTTAATTTTATCTTCACAGCGTAGCCTTTCTCGCTCTTATGCGTCTTGACAGGTATCAACAATACTTATTGTATGCTGTAGACTGTCAGCTAAAATCTTTCTACTTAAATCACTTAACTGTTTTCCTGCAAAGGTAACATCGGAACTATCTTTTATCAGCATAACCAGTCTATATATTTCTGTTTTTAAGTCGATAGGTTCTGTATGTTCTTCATCAGGATCAATACCTTTAAGTATGTAGGATATAGGTTTCCCAAAATATGCACTCAGCTTGTTTAGGGCAGGAACAGACGGTACTGTTTGTTGCCATTTGTATGCGTTGCCTCTAGGGAAGCCTATATCTCTTTCCATTTGAGCAACAGTTACTCCTTTTTCTTTGCATAATAATTTAACTCTGCTGTATACTGTTTCGCCCACGACAAAAACCTCCTTTCTTTAAAAAATAATATTTTTGTACGCAAAACTATTGACAGACGTATCGACATGCGTTAGTATATAAACATAGCGTAAACGTATCGAGATACGAATTGAATACTAAAAACATATCTGTGTATGATAAATGCGTCTGTTTTGGTATATATAGTTGTTCTGCTTATCACTAATGTATACCCAATTACGTAAAATGTCAATATAAATTCGTATTTATTTACGCTTAAATAATACGGAAAGGAGTTGGAGAGAAGTTTGAAAACGGAAAATATTATTAATAATATTGAAGAAGTGGCAAAACGCAAAGGTTTATCCATTGCGGCACTCGAAAGAAAAGCAGGGCTTGCTAGAGGTCATTTCTACAAGCTGAAAAGCACAGCAATGCAGCTTGAAACTCTTGCAAGAATAGCAGACGCACTGGACGTTTCTGTTTCCTACCTGCTTAGAGAAAGAAAGGAGTAGAAATGTTAAAGAAAACAGGGTTTTACACCGTCAAAGATGTGATGAACATCTTAGGCGTAAAAGAGGCTAAAGCCTATCGTGAAATCCGAAAACTGAATGAAGAACTAGCTGCAGAGGGATATATCACTGTAGCGGGGAAAATACCCGTAAAAAGGTTTAACGAGAGGTTTTATCAATGAAATTAAAAAGTATAGGTAAGACGGGGGGCAATACCCGTAATAGCATTTCTGCTGCTTATAAGCTGTACACCTACCAGTGAAGTAGTAGACGCACAGGAAATGCCAAAAAATGAAACGACCGCCCCGGCTGTCGAAGTACAAAAATGGCAGCCTTGGGCGGAGGTTCCGCTAAGCAATGAAATGCAGGAGTATATTCACACGCTTTGTGAAGAACATAATCTTGCATACTCATTCATTATAGCATTAATCGAAACCGAAAGCAACTTCGATTCTAACATTATTTCAGCAACAGATGATTATGGCTTAATGCAGATTAACGCCTGTAATCACAGAGAAGATTTTGATTACTTAGACCCATACGACAATGTAACTATGGGAATCGAAATGCTGTCAGATTTAGCGGAAAAATACTCCGATGTTGAAAGCGTTTTAATGGCTTACAATCTCGGAGAAGCAGGAGCTGTAAACCTTTGGAATCAGGGCATTTACAGCACCGATTACACAACAAAAGTGCTGGATAAAAAACTGAAATACGAGGAAAAACACGGAGGTAATTTATGATATTTGAAACGAAAAACGGAACAGACCTTGAAAAAATAAACAAATTCGCTGAGTTGCTTAACCTGAGAGCAATTTCGCTAGATGTCAAGGTGGCCCCAAATGGCGTTAATGTTGAGTGCAAGGTTAACGAGATTGCCAAAAGGTTGCTGTTAGACATTTTCGGCATGCCGGAAGAAGATTTTGAAAGTCTCGCCGATATTGTGAGCAAAACAGCACACGAAATCGGCACAATTTTGGAGAAGTACGCAAAAGAGGTAACAAATGAGAGTACGAAGAAAGACAAGAAACAGCCAGTTACTGATTGATTCGGGTAAGTGCGACAAGCCGATGAAGCGGAGCAAGGAAGCTGCAGGTTGGGAATGTAAAGGCGATTGTATTAACTGCTTCTGCTTCATAGTCAAGACAACAACAGGAGATTGGGAGCATATATCCCCAGTGGACGAGAGGTAATAATATGGCAGAAAGAAGAATGTTTGCAAAAACGATAATAGACAGTGACACCTTTATAGATATGCCGCTGTCAGCACAAGCTTTATATTTTCACCTGAGTATGAGAGCTGACGATGACGGATTTGTTAATAGCCCAAAAAGAATACAGCGAATGATAGGTGCAGCAGACGACGATATGAAGTTGCTGGTTGCAAAATCATTCCTCATACCGTTTGAAAGCGGCATAGTGGTTATAAAACACTGGAAAATACACAACTACATAAGGGGCGATAGAAAAAAACAAACCGTACACTCAGACGAAATGTTATTGCTAGAAACAAAAGAAAACGGCGTGTACGAATTAAATGTCAGTCAAATGTCAGTCAAATGTCAGTCAAATGTCAGTCAAATGTCAGCACAGGATAGGTTAGGTAAGGATAGGTTAGGTAAGGATAGGTTAGTAGAGAGTATAGCCGCAGACGACACGCCGCCTGCTCCCACCCCCACAAAAACAAAGCATAAGTATGGCGAGTACAACAATGTCAGATTGACCGACGATGAAATAAACAAGCTGAATGAGGAATTAGGCGCACATATGACTACAGCCTGTATCACTTTCCTAGATGAATATATCGAGATGAAAGGCTATAAAGCCAAGTCACATTACCTAGCGATTAAAAAATGGGTTGTAAGCGCCGTAAAGGAACGGCAGCCAAAAGAACAGGACAGGCTTGCTTGGTTAGACGAAATAGATTGGAGTGGCGCAGATGACAATTGACGAATTTAGAATACTGACAAAAGCTATGAAAGCCGTATACACATCGCCAACCTTTCTACCGGACGCGTATGCGGTAAAGCTGTGGTATCAAATGCTCAAAGATATACCATACGAGCAAGCCACAGCGGCGATACATGAATATATGCTAACCAACAAGTTCCCGCCTACCATAGCAGACATAAGAGAAATGGCAACTGTAAGCAAAGTGCAGGACTGGGGAACAGGTTGGCAGAAAACACTTAGCGTAATCCGAAAGTATGGTTGGTGCAGACAGAAAGAAGCGCTTGAAGAACTTGACGAGCTTACAAGGCAGACAGTACAGCGGCTTGGCTATATGGAGCTGTGCACATCAGACAACCTAATGGCAGACAGGGGTAACTTCAGAATGATTTACGAGGAGCTGTCGGAAAAAGAAAAGACAAGGGAAAAACTCCCCGAAAAACTAAGAAAGGAGCTAAGCAATGAAAGCAGAGGCATTACTGGACCTGCTGAGCGGCAAGCCAGTGACAAGGAGAGAGATTAGACAGCAGACAGGCTACCCCGACAGAGAAATCAGACAGGCTGTAAGAGATTTACGGCTCAGCGGAGTAAGGGTAGTGACAGCAGAGAACGGCGGTTACTTTATAGCGAGAAGCGAAGAAGAATATATACCATTTCGCAATTCAATGATATCAAGAGTTGTGAAAATCATGGAAGTAGTTAACGCAATGGACAGAAATCTAAATGGGCAGGTGATATTGGAATGTACTGGTGTGAAGAATGCGGAGCAGTAGAAAAACCGCAGTTTATGCATGACAGTACCGGAATGTACGAGGTTTGCCCGAACTGCAAAGGTGAATTAACCTACGCCGACAGGTGCGGCTGTGGGAACTGGATAGATCCGACAGAGTTCATATGCGAGGACTGCAAGAAATTTATATCAAACATAGGCTTAACCCTGCAGGACGAGTTCAACAGACAGACAGGCAGAGAGGTGAGCGAGGAACATTTAAAGGAGTTAATGGAGAAATGGATAAGCCAATGAACATTTATCAGAGAATGTTAGCGATAACAGCAGAGTTGCAGACAGTTGCAAAAAATTTAACGGTAGCAACGAGCAAGACGGCGTCATACAAAGCCGTATCAGAGAGAGACATATTAGACGCAGTAAAACCCATTGAAACGAAGTACGGAGTTTACAGCTACCCTGCAACAAGGGAAATACTTGAAAGCCATATGCTTGAAAGCGAAACACAGTACGGAACAAAAACAACGTTTATGTCACGAATTAAGACAGTCTACAGGTTTGTGAACATTGACAGCACAAATGACTTCATAGAGACAACAGTGTTTTCAGAGGGGATTGATTCGCAGGACAAAGGGAGCGGCAAGGCAATGACATACGGCGACAAATATGCGCTGATGAAAGCGTATAAAATCAGCACAGGCGATGACCCCGATCAGTCAGCGAGTGACGAAGCGAAGTACAGGAGCAAAGACCCTGACGCCAAGAAAGACGCAGAGAAGAAAAAAGAGCTTGAAACCACAGCTATAAGCGCAGCGGAAGCCAAAACCTTAAAGGGACTAATCGAGATGACTGGCACAGACGAAAAGAAGCTGTTGAAATCATATAAGGCGGCAACCATAGAAGCACTTTCAAAGGCACAGTGGGCGCAGGCGGTTAAGATTTTAAGCGAGAGAAAAGAAAAACAGACAAGCGAAGTGCAAGACGCACTTTTCGGATAAGGAGCTGTGATGAAAGCACATTTACTTTTTGAACAATCAGGCACATTTAAGAATGCTTTCAAGAAGAACGGCATAGACGCTTTCGATTACGACATACAAGACGAATTTGGCGAAACAGATTATATTATTGACCTGTTTGGCGAGATTGAAAAGGCATACGTGGGGGGGCAAAGCATTTTTGACAGCTTTGATTGCGAAGACATTATAATAGCGTTCTTCCCCTGCACAAGATTTGAAGCGAGAATCCCTTTATTATTCAGAGGACAGTCAACGCAGCAGAAGAAGTGGACTGACGAACAGAAGCTTGAATACGCAATGGGGTTGCACAAAGAACTCCACAAGTTGTATATGCTTCTCTCAATGCTTGTTATCGTAGCAATACGGAAAGACCTGAGAATGATAATCGAAAACCCATATACGCAACCGCACTACTTGACAACATACTGGTGTATTCAACCTAAACTGATAGATACAGACAGAACGGTGAACGGAGACTTTTATAAAAAGCCAACACAGTATTTCTTTATTGGTTTTGAACCAAAAAATAATTTTCTGTTTGAACCTATCGAGTGGGTTGAAAAAAAGACTATTGCACACGTTACTGGGACGGCAAGTACAAGCCGCCAAACAGAAAGAAGCATGATGCACCCGCAATATGCAGACAGATTTATAAGACAATACGTTCTTTGAAAGGAGTTAAGCAATGGAAAAACAGACAATAACTTTTGAAATCATCAGACAGATAGGGGTAATCAGTGAAAGCCCGACAGGTTGGAAGAAAGAACTAAACATTGTGAAGTGGGGCGACAGAGAGCCAAAATACGATATAAGAGATTGGGATAAGGAACACGAGAGAATGTCACGAGGTTTAACACTAACCGAAGAAGAAGCGGAAAAACTTAGCGGATTACTGGCAGAAAGGAAATAAGCAATGGAATTAAAAATTAAGGAGAACACATACACACCGATAGTGGTAGAGAATTTTGAAGAAATTAAATCACTGGTACAGGAGAAAGCAGACCATTATGCGAATATGGTCTACACCGAGGAAGATTTACCGCAAGCGAAAAAAGACAAGGCAATGCTGAATAAATTTATCAAGGTGATAGAGGACAGGCGGAAAGAAATTAAAAAAGCCTGTATGCAGCCGTATGAGAGCTTTGAAACTCAGATAAAAGAACTGGTTGCAATCTGTAATCAGCCGGTAAAGGCGATAGACGAATTCGTCAAAATGATTGACAGTCAGAACAAAGCTGAAAAGAGAGCGGAAATCGAAAAACTGTACGAGGAGACAGACCACCCCGAATGGCTCACGCTTGAGCAGATATTCAACCCTAAGTGGTTAAATCAGACTGTAAAGGTATCTTTAATCGATGAAGAGATAAAATCCCGTCTCAAGGCCATTGAGAGCGACATAAAGACTATTGCAACACTAGAGTGTAGCTTTGAAGCACAGGAAGAATACAAGAGGTCACTAAGCCTAGCAGACGCAATCAGAGAGGGACAGCGAATTGCTGACATTCAGAAAGCAAAAGAGGGCGAGGTAAAACCTAAGATTGACTATTCAAACGAACAAAGAGAATGGATAGCGTTTAAGGTCTGCATAACTCCGACAGAAGCAAGAGAGCTGAAAGCGTGGTTGATTCAGAAAGGAATTGAGATACGTGCATAAGAGAGCGAAAGCCTGCGACATATCACAGGAAGTCAAAGTAAGGGTATGGGAGAGGGATAAAGGCTGCTGTATCATCTGCGGCAGTCCTTGGGCAATGCCAAACGCTCACTATATCCGCAGGTCACAAGGCGGACTGGGAATTGAGCAGAACATTGTAACGCTCTGTATGGACTGCCATAACGAATTTGACAACGGAAGCGGCAAGTATTCACAGGCGATTAAAGAGGCGGTCAGAGACTACTTACAAGGGCAGTACGACGACTGGAGCGAGGAAGATTTGATTTACGACAAGTGGAGGGATTTTGAAATATGAAAGGATATAAAGGATTTGAGCCGGGATTGGTTTGCAAAGGCAAGCAGTATGCGGAAAACACAGTTTTTAAAGAGGATAAGGCGGAACCTTGTGCAAGAGGTATGCATTTTTGTGAAGACCCGTTCGAAGTGTTGGATTACTACCCAATAATAGACAACAACGGCAACTTCAACGAATTTGCGGAGGTAGAAGCGTTAGATACGCCTGTAACCGATGACGGCAAAAAATTTGCAAGCACAAAATTAAAGATTGGGGCAAAGCTCAGCTTTAAAGGTTTCATTGAAATCTGTGTCGATTTTGCACTCAAAAAAACAAAACTTGATAGTGGTTATGGCGCTCGTATCGGCAGCAGTGGTTATGGCGCTTGTATCGGCAGCAGTGGTTATGGCGCTTGTATCGGCAGCAGTGGTTATGGCGCTTGTATCGG